GGGAGATGTGATATTAGAGGGTAGATGGGGAAATTCAATTAGATTTTCTTCTACTACTAAACAAAAACAACCTAATAATCCTTGGAGTTCACAAGGAGACATTGGAATGCCTATTACTATTATAAGAAATAATCAATCTAATGTAGATATAAATTCTGATCCATGGGTTCCTGTTTATGAGGATCCAAATAATGATGGTTCATCAATTTATATGTGTGCAGGACAAGATATTCCTTTAGAATATGCTTCTAAAAATTTACAATCATTTGGAAAAACTGTAGGATCAGCATTTAATCCTTCATTGCAAATTTTTGATCCCAAATTTCCATCACCTGATATTTCACCTAAACAAGCAGATAACCTTAAATAACTATGGCATCATATATACCAGATTTCCCTTACTTAGGAGATCATATAATAATTAATTCAGGTAGAGTCACTCTTAACTCTAAAGATGATTCTGTATTTTTATTCGCTAAAAAAGCAATTGGTTTTTCTTCCGCGGGTGTAATTAATTTTGATTGTGATGATACATTAACTATTAATGCTCCTTTAATTCATTTAGGATTAGAAACTGATATAAATAAATTACAACATGCTATAAAAGGAGATAATTTAGTATATCTATTAAGTAGATTATTAGCTTCTTTACAAGATTTAGGAGTAGGATTAGGATATGCTACGGATAGTAATGGAGTAGCTATACCATTTATAGCGGCTGCTGGAGATAATATTCAAGGAGATGCAACGGATTTATTAACTCTATTAAATAAAAATGATTATATTAAATCTAATAAAACCTTTTTATTATAATGGCTGTACCTACAGGATTATCTAGAATATTAAATGATGTGGCCCCTCGAAGGATTAATAAAGTATCATTACAAATCCTAAAAATTTTATTTAAAATTAATACAGTTTTAAGTGAAATTAATTCTATTGACTTTTGTAATCCTTTAGGATATATTTTAACTAAAGCTTTACCTCCTGGAGGACTTTTAGAAGGTAAACTTTTAAAATATGGTAAAGACGCTCTAGATTTTGTAAATAATTTAGGAGATAAATTAAACCCTTTAAGATTAGATAATGAAACTGATGAACAATATAAAATTCGAATTCAATCCTATCAAGCATCTATTGAAGAAATAAGATTATCTTTAGAGGATATTATCCCTCCAGATGATTTAATAGCAATTATTCCTGGTGGAGAAGGTTTATCAAAAACTATTCAATCCTTAAATTTAGTTTTAGTTGCAACTAGTGATACTATAGATCCTACTACTGATATTATAAATAAAATTACTATTTTAAAATCTTTTGCTAGAAAATTAACTCCATTTTTATCTCCAATTAATATAGCTACTTTAGCTTTAGGAGGACAAGAAGCTGAAATTAATAAAAAATTAGCAGGTATAATTAAACCTGAAAGATTTAGAGAAAGTGTTGGTTTTTTAGTTACCCAAGTTAAAGCTATAGATAAAGCTATTGCCCAAATACAAACTACAGTTAAACTTATTAATACTATTTTAAAAATTATTAATGTATTAATTAAAATCTATAAATTTGTAGTTAAAATACTAACCAAATTGCCTACTCCATTAGCAGTAGGTGGGGGAACAGCTCCTGTAGTTTCACAAACTAATGCTACAGTTAATACTCAATCTGATAGAATTTCTAAAACTAATCAAATTATTGATGATTTAGGAAAAATAACTAGTCAAATCTCTAAATTTTTAAATAGTACTATTTTATTAAATATAAAACGAATAAGAAGAGAAATATTAAGATTATTAACTGGTCTTAATATTTTATATAAAAATCTTCGTGCTTGCCAATACACAAATGATGATACTGCTCTTTTAAATACTGTGCAAGGTAGTATTGATTCCTTAAATAATAATTTAGCTACTTTAGATGAATTATTCCCTACAGCAAAGGGTAATGCTATTTTACCTTCTTTATATAATGGGTATACAATTAATATTATAAAAGAAGAAGTAGTAGATGAGGGTATAACTTTATTAAGAAGAAGAGTAATAGTAGCTGATCAAAGAGGAGTTATAGAATATGAAGGGACATCTACTTATGCTCCTGATGATCAAGTATTAATTAAAGAAGGTCAATATTATATTGATAAACAAAATCAAACTCGCACTAGTGATGAAGGGAATGATTCACCTACAGACCAAGAAGTAATAGATATAGTAACATTAACTGGATTAAATCCTAATAATACTATTGTAGGTCCTGTAACACCTGATTAAAATAAGTTTTAATATTAAATATTTATAAACATGAATTTAGACGCTTTTAGAAAAGTAATTAGAGAAGAAGTAAAAAAAGCTATTCAAGAAGAAATGAGAGAAGTTCTACTTGAAGCAGTTAAATCGGCTAGTGCCCCAAAATCTTTTGAGAATAATAGCCCTACACTAATTCATACTGAAAATCAAACAAAACCAAAATTTTCAGAAATAATTGCTGAACAAAAACAATATAAACCTCAACCTCTAGTATCTACAGGTAATCCTATATTAGATATATTAAATGAAACTGCTCAAGCAGGTGAATGGAGAACCTTAAATGGAGGTGATTATAATGCATCTGATGCAGTAGGTTGGGCAGGAGGTGCTCCAGGTATGATGGGTGGTTCTAATACCCCTGTAGTAGCAACAGTAGATGAAATGCTTAAATCTCAAGGCCCTGTACGTGATATAAATGATGTAAGGATAGATGTTGTTCCTGATTTTACAGGCTTAATGAGTAAATTAAAAGAAAACGGTAAATTATAATGGCTTATAATATAATTAATATTAATCCTTTAGATCTATCTCCTAGTAAAGGAGTAGGAATTCAAATTCCATTTAATGGAACAACTGGATTAAATATTACCTATACAACAAAAGATGCTATTAAATCTAATATATTCAATTTCTTCCTTACAGGTAGAAAAGAAAGAGTAATGAACCCTACATTTGGTTCAGGAATTAGAGAACAAATATTTGAACAAATTACTCAAGGTACATCTCAAAATATAGAAGATATAATAAAATTTGGGATAAATGATTACTTTCCTCAAATACAAATAAACAATTTATCAGTTAATACGTCGCCTGATCAAAATACAATTCAAGTTTATTTTAGTTATTCTATAAACAATACTAACATACAAGACGAAATTTTAATAAATTTCAATAATGGCTAATACAAAGACCGTACAATATTTAAATCGTGATTTTGATAGTTTAAAAGCACAGCTAATTAACTTTGCTAAAATTTATTATCCAAACACTTATAATGATTTTACAGAAGCATCACCTGGTATGATGTTGATTGAAATGGCTTCTTATGTAGGAGATGTTTTATCATTTTATATTGATAACCAAATCCAAGAAAATTTTCTACAATTTGCTAAACAAAGAAAAAATTTATTAGCTATAGCTTATAGTTTTGGGTATAGTCCTAAAGTTACTAGTGCTTCCTCAGTTAATGTTAATATATATCAAGCTGTACCTTCTATTTTATCTAATAGTGAATATGTACCTGATTTTGGATACGCTTTAATTTTAGAAGAAGGAACTCAACTTCAATCATCTATCAATAATGTTGCATTTTATATTAATGAGAAAATAGATTTCTCTAATTCAGGTTCATCACCTATAGATATTTCTGTTCTTAATTATGATCCTGACACTGGTATTCCTCTCTTTTACTTATTGCAAAAGACAGCGAAAGCTACGGCTGGAGCTATAACTACAACAACATTTACATTTAATAATCCTGAGCGTTTTCCTACCGTGACTCTTACTGATAATAATGTAATAGACATAGTTAGTGTAGTTGATAGTGATAATAATAAATGGTATGAAGTACCCTATTTAGCTCAAGATACTATATTTGAACCTACAGCTAATATAGCATCAAATAATCAAACTTTAGCCCAATATAGTGATACTACTCCTTATTTACTTAAACTAAAAAAAGTACCTAGAAGATTTGTTTCTCGTTTTAAAGCTAATAATTCCTTAGAACTTCAATTTGGGCCTGGTATTTCATCAGGAGCTGATGAAGAAATTATTCCTAATCCTGATAATATAGGTTTAGGTTTACCTTATGGGGTAGATAAGATGATGACTGCATGGGATCCTTCAAATTTTTTATATACTCAAACTTATGGTTTAGCCCCTTCAAATACTACTTTAACAGTAACCTATTTAAAAGGCGGAGGAGCTACTTCAAACATACCTTCAAATACTTTAACTAATCGTATTGGGGGAACTAATTCGTTTGCAGGTAATGGATTAGATCCTAATATGCAAAATACTGTAATTAATTCTCTTGCTTTTAACAATGATGAAGCAGCTGTAGGGGGAGGAGATGGAGATACTAATGAAGAAATAAGACAGAATTCACTAGCTATGTATCCTACACAGTTAAGAACTATTACTGAAGATGATTATATTATTAGAACTTTATCTTTACCTTCTAAATTTGGTTTAATTTCTAAAGCTTATGTAACTCAAGATATGGGTATTAGTGTTAATTACCCAACAGATCTATTAGCCACTCAAAATCCTAATGCTATTTCACTTTATATTTTATCTAAAAATGTAAATAATAATTTAATATTATCTAATCCTGCTTTAAAACAAAATTTAAAAACATTTCTCTCCGAATATAGAATGTTAACTGATGGGGTTAATATTAAAGATGCTTTTATTATTAATATAGGAGTAAATTTTGATATAATTGTTAGACCAAATTATAATAATAAGTTAGTCTTAAATAATTGTTTAACAACTTTACAATCATTTTTTAATATAGATAAATGGAATATAAATCAACCTATTATACTATCTGACATTTATAGCATTTTAGATCAAATAGAAGGAGTACAAACTGTACAAAAAGTAGATATAATTAATAAAGCAGGAACTACATCAGGGTATTCACAATATGCTTATGATATTAAAGGAGCTACAATTAATAATATTATTTACCCTTCTTTAGACCCAAGTATTTTTGAAGTCAAAAATCCTACATCAGATTTAAATGGTAGAGTAGTTACTTTATAAAAAAGTATTTTAATGTATATTTATATTATATATTAAATTTATGGCTATTTATAAATTATTTCCTTCTAAAGATACTTTTATTTCCTCATATCGTTCAACTCAAAATTTTGGTAGAGACGAAATTTTAGAAATATCTAATCAAACTGAAATCACTTCTATAAACGCCGATGTAACACGAGCGTTAATTCAATTTCCTACTTCTCAAATAATAGATGTAGTTAATAATAAAATAAGTGGAAGCAGTTTTGTTTCTTATCTTAAATTATTTTTAGCTAATGCTACTTTACCTATAGATTATAGTATTTTAGGTTATCCTATCTCTCAAAGTTGGGATATGGGTTTAGGTAAATCTGCTGATACTCCTATAACAACTGACGGTTGTACATGGATTAGTACAGGTACTACAAATTGGGCTTCTTCTGGTAGTTCATTTACTACTAGTTCTTTTACTTCCCAATCTTTTATCTACACTGATAGTAAAGATATTAATATGAATTTAACCTCAATTACTAATTTATGGTATTCAGGTTCAATTCAAAATAATGGTATTTTATTAAAACTTTCTTCTAGTATAGAAAATAGTACTACTCCATTAATTACATCTTTCTTCTCAATGGATACTCACACTATATACCCACCACAATTAGAATTTAAATGGGATGATAGTATATATTCATCTTCATTAACTCAGGTAACAACATCTGATTTTACTCCTGTAATTTCTAACAACAAACCTGAGTTTGAAGAGAATACAACTTATAATTTTAGAATTAAAGCTAGAGATAAATTTCCTGCTAGGCAGTTTACTACTACTTCTGTATATTTAAATGTAAAAGCTTTACCTTCATCTTCATATTGGGCATTAAAAGATGTAAAAACTGAAGAAATGGTAATTGATTTTGATATTAATTATACTAAAATAAGTTGTGATAATGTTAGTAATTATTTTAAATTATACATGGATGGTTTAGAACCTGAGAGATATTATCAAATTTTAATTAAAACCATATTATCTAATGGTGAAACTATAGTTATAGATGATAAATCAAATTATTTTAAAGTAGTTAGATAATGGCTGAAACAGTTCAATTAAATAAAACAGTTTATGGTAAAATTACATATCCCAATGTAATTGATACTGAATTTACCCAATTATTAAATATCCAAACTGAAGTTACTTCTTCTGCTATGACTGTAGATCAATTTTTTCAAGGGTATAATGATTTATTCTATGAAATACCTATTGAAGGAGATTTCCATACACATTTAGAATTAATAAAACGAAGTACAGAATATGTTGGTGTTAACCAAAATTCAGGAGAAATAGATGCCTTATTAGATGAGATAAATCAATTACGCCTTGAAAACTTAACTCAACAACAAACTATAGATGAATTAACAGCATCCAAATAATGGAAATTACCAACATATCAAATATTGACTCAACGCAATTTATAAATCAAGACTATACTACTAAAGATGAATCCTTATTAAATTCATTAAATGTAAGTAAAGAATTTGGTTTACCTGAAGATAAAGTAGAAGTACATATTATAACACCTAATGGGGATATAATAGATTCTGTTTATGATTTTAGAAACTACACTACAAGACAAACCTATCAGGATACTTCTTTATATAACCAAATCGAATTAGACCCTAAATCTGATTTAGAATCATTTGGATTAAACCAAGGTCAATATGATATTAATTATAATTTTTATAGAGAATTATTTTCAAGTTCATTAGCTAATAAATTTTATATTACTGATATATCTTCTGATCGTACTGAAATAAAGATATCTACCAATAATACCTCATATACAGATTTAGGTCAGTCTTATTTAAATTTTGTAGTTGAACGTAATTCAAGAGCATTCTACTCAGATTTTATTTTAAATTTTGGAGATAATAAAACTTATATAGGGGTTAATGTAGCTTTAGATAATGTTAATACTGAATTACCTAGTTTATATATTAAATTATATGAACCTTTACCTTCTAATTTTACATTAAAAGATACATTTTGGCTAGTAGAAAGTATTTCTGAGCCTTTCTCTTTTAATGTTAATACTGAGTTTATAGCTGAAAATGTATCTGATACTACTTTATTACGAGGGCCTAATATTAATATAGAATTAACAGAAACAACTAACTTAACAACTCCCTATTTAAATTTAAACACTTTATTAAGTTCTAATATTTCTTCTTCATATCAACAATTACAGTCTTGGTTAGAAGAAAAAAGTATTGAAATAACAGTTGATTATAATGATTTTTCTAACTTTGTTCATTTCTCTTCTGCAAATGAAAGATTAGAAAATTTTAAATATAAATTAAATCAAATTCAAACTATACAAAATGATATAGATGATATTAATGGTTTAAATATATCTTCAAGTGTATTTTATACTTCTACTAGTGTTATTACCTTACAAAATCAACTAGATACTCTTATTCAAAAATTAGATGGATATGAATATTTTTTATACTATGAGTCTGGAAGTAATTCTTGGCCTAAAACTAATTCAACTAAACCTTATATAAATTCTGCTGTCACAACATCTGCAGCTTTAAATTGGTTTGGTTCAATTGACTATACTTCACAGTATTATGGTGGTCAAATATTAGATGCTGATAATTATGATATTAATAATAGAGATTATATTTGGAATAACTTACCAGAATTTATTAAGGAAGATTCTCAAAACTTTAACTTAGAGTTATTTATTTCTATGTTAGGACAGCATTATGATTATATTTGGACTTATATTAAAGATATAACTGACATTACTGTAGCTGATAATAGAATTGATTATGGGATTTCAAAAGATTTAGTAGCAGATACTTTAAGGAATTTTGGAATAAAATTATATACTAATTCTCGAAATCAAGAAGATTTATATCTCTCTCTTTTAGGAATAGACTCTAACGCTGGTACTTTGCCTTCTACAGGTTCTTACATGATAAATAATTATGTAACTGCTTCTCAATATACTATTCCTGATAATGACATTGTAAAAGAAACATATAAAAGGTTAAATCACAACTTACCTTATTTACTCAAGACTAAGGGTACAAGAAGAGGACTACGTGCTTTAATCAATTGTTTTGGTATTACTGATACAATTTTAAAAATTAAAGAATATGGTGGTAATAAAAAAGATTTAGATATAATTGAACAAATTACCCCTAAATTTAATTACGCATCATCATTAAATACAGAATCTCAAGGAAGTTCTTACATTTTAATACCAGGAATCCCTTCTTATAAACAATACTTAGATTCAGGTTCAAATGATACTTACCCTGACACTTTAGAATTTAGATTTAAATTAGATAGCAGTAATATATTACCTACACAGTCTATATTAGAATCTAGTAATAATAACCAAATTATTAAAGTTACTTATATATCAGAATCATATGCTAATATTAATTTTGGTTTAAGTAATAATAGTAATCCTTCTTATTCTACTCCTATAGCTCTTCCGTTATATAATGATGATTGGTGGACTTTAAATTTAACTAGAGAAACTGGTAGTTTAAGTAGATCCAACACATTTTATTCTAATACCCCCCAAACTTATACTTTAACTATTGGTAATAAAGATTCTAATGGAATCCAATATTTAGAATCTTGTTCTATATATAGAGACGGACTAATTAATAGTAATTTTATATATTCATGGATAGATAGTGAACTCTATCCAGGAGGAATAAACAGTACTTATCCTTTTATAGGTTCAATTCAAGAATTTAGATATTGGGTAGGTTCTATCCCTATAAATAACTTTAAGGATCATATTTTAAATCCTCAATCTATCGTTTTTAATAATGTAAGTGGTTCATATAACAACCTAATATTTAGAGCACCATTAGGTTCAGAGCTTGATATTAATGTAGGAATTCAAACATCAGTTCATCCTTCAAATACTGCTTCATTTTGGGCAGGAGTAACATCTTCAAATTATAATGTTTATTCTTCTTATATCACTAACCATGAAACATATTTAATTAATACTCCTAATATAGGAAGTATTACAGAAATAGATGAAAAAGTAAGAATTGCAAATCCTAATTTAGTACCGGGAGATGTATTAACACCTTATATTTCAATTCAAAAACCTGAAATTTTCCCTATAACAACTGATTTAAATATAGTTGAAGTAGCAATATCTCCTCAAGATTCAATTAATGAAGATATTATTTCTCAATTAGGTTCATTTAATATTGATGAATATATTGGAGATCCAAGATTAAATTCTTCTAATACTTACCCTGCTTTAGATGAATTAAGAAATTTTTATTTTAAAAAATACTCTGATTCTCAAAATGTTTTTGATTTAATTAAACTTTTATCTTATTTTGATAATTCGTTATTCAAAATGATAAAGGATTTTGTTCCTGCTAAAGCTAATTTATCAACAGGATTAGTTATTAATACTAATATTTTAGAAAGAAATAAGATAGCAAGACATGAACCTGCATTATCTTTTATTGATTACAGTGGCTCAATAGAAACTGCTTTTATAACTGGGTCAAATGGGTTAGATGAAATATATAATACCTCTTACACCTCATCTACAACATATGTCTCAGGTAGTATAACTAAATATAATACTGATAGTAGAGAATTATTTACAGGTGAATTAGGAGGTACAGTGATAATAGCTCATTCTCAAACAAATGAAAATATTGTTTATGAATTAAATACTTTATCTACATCTGCTTCTCAAGATATTAATCAAAATTTCTATAGATTACCTTTAAATCCTACATTAAATAATGTTCTAACAGCTAGAACATCTACTAAATATCTAGATGTTGATTACTCTTATACTCCAATTACTCCAGTTAATTTTAATTATTTAACTAGTAGTCTATTTTCTAATTTAAATACAAATGCATTTACTTTTTTAAATGCTCCTGTACAAGATAGTAATTATACTTTATCTAGACATATTATACCTAGATATTTAGGTAGTAAATTAGAAGGATTTACTTATAACATTTATACTTTTGGAGATACTTCTTATGGTAATGATCCTGTAATAGATTATAATAATGTTGAATTTGCTTATTTTAATGAAATAACTTCTCAATCTCTAACATTACCTGGAAGAGTAAATGCTAATATTAAATATTTAATTAATAGTGCTTCTAATATTGTTGAATTAACTGAAGCTAATAAGAGTTTATTTGATGTACAAAATTTATTTAATAGAACTAGTGCTAATATAGCATTAGATAATACTAATCAGCCTTCAGATCAAAAAAGATTAAATGGTTTAAAACCTATTTATGCTGGTGGATTTAGATATGAACCTATATTACAAAATTATTCAACAAATACCAGTACTTTCCCTCCTCAATTACAATTAAATTTTGAAAATGAAGTATCTTTATTAAATAATAGTATAGCACCTGTTACTCAATCCATTTCCAATATATTAAATATAGGTACTCCTGTATTTTCAAGTCCTATTAATTATACAGCATTAAATCAATCAGCTAATACTTTAAATGTTTTTTTTAATTCTAAAATTAAATTCCCTAATGTCCAGAGAACCACTCTATATGATGGAGAAATTAGACAGAAGGTAACAGGTAGTATCCAACTTAATATTAAAGTATCACCTGCTCCTTTATTAAGTACTTTATTTAGTAAACAAATTCCTCCATCTAGTCAAGTAGGTTTAATAACATGGGATAATGTCCCTTTAGGAGAATATCAATATAATAATTTAAATGGTTTAAGTCCTAGTTTTGATAACTTAATTCAATCAGTACAATTACCTATAGGAGTAAAAGGATCTTTTTATAATGATCCTAATTTTACTGGAACAAGTTATATACATAATGGTACAGGAGTTAGAACTAATACGGCTATTAATAGTATTACATCTTTTATTTTAACCTCTAATGGTACTACTATTTCTTTTGTTTCCCCACCTATAACTAACCAATTCAATCCTTCTCCTTCTGCTATTTTTAGTACAGGTTCAGGTACTTACATAATAGAAGAAAACGATGGATTCGAATTACTTGTAACATTCCCTATTAATGGGTATGTTATACTACCAGCTAATGAAAATAACGCCTCTATAGAATTAGTAAATCTAGCAGGTACATTAAGTAGCATTGTTGGTAATATTATTATTAATAAAACTACTACAAGTAGTCAAATTAGATTTACAACAGCCCCTGAAACTATTTATGGTGTACTTCCTTTTAATTTACCTTTTATATACACTGAACCTCCCCAATATATTTACGTTACAGGAAGTTATGATAATGGATTTAGTAGTGGGAGTATTAATAACAATTATTTTGAAAGAGGTAATAGTGCAATTAGCGGAAGTTTATTTACATATTTAACTGCATCTTATGATTTATCTACCCTATATTATAACTCTGACTTAACTGAAAATAACATAATTCAAATATTACCTACAGCATCTCTTGTAACTCCTTTAGGAAGTTTTCAAAATATAACAGAATATTTTATACCTAAAAAAGGAGATTTAATTAGATTTTTTAATCATGATAGTGGTAAATTTCCATTTTCACCTGAGTTTGAAAGAGAAATAATTAATATATTTCCACCTCAAGGAACCCCTATAGGAAGTGGTTCTAATGGAACTGGTTCTTATGCTAATAGATTAGTTTTTGAAGTTAGTGGGCAAGATATCCCAAATCCAGCTTGTGCTAATATTCCCTCAGGTTCTGATATAGGCAAAATTCAAAATTTTATATTTTTATCTAAAGTCCCAGATGAGACTAATATAGTATTAGTAGCAGATAAAAAACCTGGTCAAACCTCAACAGGGATATTAATCCCTAATAATATAACTGCGGATTTAAAAAATGAGGCTGGTAATATAATCAAAGAATTAAAATCACAAAACTTAATTTAAAAAATAAAAATTACATATATTTATAACTGCAATTAATAAAAACTTATGGGATTCCTTAACAATACATCAGTAACCGTAGATGCAATTCTTACTAAAAAGGGTAGAGAACTTTTAGCTAAAAACGACGGTTCATTTCGAATAACACAATTTTCATTATCTGATGATGAAATTGATTATACATTATATAATCCAACACATCCTTCAGGTTCAGCCTACTATGGTGAAGCCATTGAAGCCATGCCAATATTAGAAGCATTTCCCGATGAGACTCAAATAATGAAATACAAACTTTTAACTTTACCAAGAGGTACTGCTAAATTACCAGTATTAGATGTAGGTTATACTACTATTACTTTACGTCAAGGAGCATCATTAGCTATTACTCCACAAACATTAAATTACTTAGGGTCATCAACTGCATTCGAATCATCAGGTTATACAGCTACTATAGGGGATTCAAGATTATTATCCACATTTAATGGAGTAGGTATTAATACTGCTGAAGTTCAAGCTTTGAATTCAACAACTACAATTGGAACAAATGTTTCAAGAACTGTAATTGGAGCTACTATTAACTTAACAGCAACTACTGTTAATACTTTATTTGGTACTAATACATCCTTATCTACTATATTAACATTAATAGGTAGAGATTCAGGAGCTAGAATAACAATCCCTGTAATAATAACTAAAGTAACTAGTTAATAAAAATATAATATGAGCTTTATAACATTAAATACTGAAGACTTTGTAGTAAGTTCAGATTCAATTACTTCAACTTTATGGGGTGATGGAAATACTAAAATGACAAGTTTTTTTACTTCATCTACTTCCCCTACAAATAATTCATATCTTTCAATTTACCAAAGATCTCCTGTAACTTACCCATCAGATTTATCTCAATTTTCTATTTCTTATGGGCAAGTGAATGGATCAGGATCTGCTCCAATTAATACTTTAGTAACAGGTTTATCTCCAACACGAATAACTTATGGTCAATTTAGAACATTAGTAAACGGAGATGAAAATACTAACATAAATTTCGGAGTTGGTAACTCAAACTCCCCAGATTTCTATTTAATTAATATAAACAGAGCTAACTATAAGGAAAAACTATTCTTAGGAACTTTCAACTTATTTCTATCAGGCTCAGATGGTACTAATCAATCTTTAATACAATTAACTAATAATAGTGTAAACGTTACTTCTTTAACCTATTGTGATGCTGGTAGAGTATTTGATATAGTAAGTGGGTCTAATGGTTCAGCTACTACATCTATTCCAAGTGGTAGTAGTGCAGCCGGATACACAGTCTCAGGTTCATACGGTAAATTTTTACCTGATGTAGGTTTAATAATGCTAAATTCTAGAGCATTAGCTTTATCTGCTAGTCAAGGAGGTATAGGATTACAACCTGGAAGTTCTAATACTAATCCAACCTTACTAAATACTCAAGGAGGATTATTTAACGCTTTAAATCTAGCTAAAGCTTCAGGATTTGCTCTTAATAGTGAAGAAACTATTACTTCTGATTATATTTTTGTTAGAATTAAAAATAGTGATTTTAATTATACTACTAATCCCTCTATGATAAGTGGTAGTGGAGATTTTTATTATCCTACTTTAGTTAATAATCCTCAAACTTTTATTACAACTGTTGGATTATATAACAATAATAATGAATTATTAGCAGTAGCTAAATTATCTAAACCCTTACCAAAAGACTTTACAAAAGAAGCTCTTATTAGAGTTAAATTAGATTTTTAATTTAAGAAAATCCTAATATGAGTTTTTCCTATAAGACATTAAATTCTAATGATATATCATTAACCTCCTATATTGCTAATAAACAATGGGAGGTTAATAATACTACTTTATCTCAAAATGGGGTTACAATCTATATAGGTGAAAATTTACCTATTAATAAAGTGGATATATTTGATCCTGTAAATGATTCCCAAACAGCAAATGAAGAATATAGAAGATTAATTTATAATTCTATAAAAAATCTTTATTACCAGAATTATACATCTGGATCTCTTACAGGACAATTTTTTCACTCCTCATCATTTTTTAATTACGAACAATCTACCCTAACATCAGGGTCAATGTTAGCTGCTAATAGAAATATACCCACTTTAACAGGTAGTTCGGCTATTGGAACTAACTCTACTCTTTTTAATAATGCTTTATATGAATTATCATCAAGTTTATATGATCAAACAGGATATGACCCTGATAAAGGAAGTAAGATAGTTGTAATATCTGTAGACCAAAATATATTTGGCTCAGGACTATCTCCTAAATCAGTAATAATATCAGGTTCAACTTATAATATACAAGATGATGGTGAAGGTAACTTATTAGACACCTTAGCTACTTCTTCTTTATATATAGGCAATATATTCTACTCACAAGGATTAATAGTAATTACTGATCAAAATTATTTATGTTTATTTGGAGCCCCTCCAACTACTACAAATGATTATTATTCATATCAAAATACCGAATATCTTTCTCAATCTCTACAAATATTAGCAAATGACTTTGCTGATTGTGGGGCAATAGACTTTACATCAACCCAAATATCATCTGTGCCTGGATTTAATTTTCCTGATTATATTATAAATAATGGGATATTAACAATTACTCCTAATCTAATCTCTATAATACCAGGTGAATATAAATTAAATTATACTATTGGAAATTATAATGGTATAAGGAGTAATACTAGTTCAATTAATTTAACAATAACTTCTCTTCCATTAGAGATAAGTAATATTATAACAGATAGTGTTTGTTATGGGGTTACAAGTAGTTTAGATGTAAGTTTTGATATAAATTATGGAGTACCTTATTATAGTTATTCATTAGATGGGGGTATTAATTATACTGGTTCTAATGATATATTTAACTCTACTATTACTGGGTCAATGCCTGCGGGAATTAATAATATAATATATGTTAAAGATTATACTGATACTTTATATTCTGCTTCATTTAACTCTTGGTATAAACCTATATCATATACAACTAATATAATAAAAAGTCCATGTTCATCTACAAGTACTGATGGGCAAATCCGTATTGAGGACGATGGGTCTAATACAGCAAATCAAGCTAGAATTGATTTCTCAGGATCTTATAATCCTATCCCTATTACTTTTACTGGATTAACTACAGGTTCTCATACTATACAAGTTAGAAATATATACTCATGTATTACAAGTTCAATAGTAAATTTAGAAGTTTATACTTCATTAACAGCTAGTGTAACACAATCTAATGCATCTTGTTATGGTAGTTCAAATGGATCTATATCTATAGCTTTTACTAATGTAACTGATACTTTAATAGTTAATTTGCTGGATGCTACTGGAAGTAATATCTATACTAATGTCAATCTAAGTTCATTCCCTAATAATACTGTAACTGCTTCTGGTTTAGTTACTGGAAGTTATAATTTAAATGTAACGGCCTCTGGTATAAATCAATGTCAAAACTATAATAATACTTTTACTTTAACCTCACCAACACCTATAATTTTAACTACTACAGCGTCTTATATAGATTCATGTTCTAATGCTGTAATACTTAATGCTAGTGGTGGAACCCCTCCATATTCATATTTTGCATACAATACAGGATCAGGAACTACTTATTCTAGTACATCTAATTTAATAAATTTAGATGGATTAAACCCAGGCACTTATGGTGCTTTTATAGTAGATAATAATGGGTGCTCTACTCCTATTACTAATATATCAATTTTTGGTAGATCTTATATTTATACTGGATCATACTGTGAAACAACATAACAAATGGCATTAACAGGATACGTTTCAAGTTCAGGAGTACAACAAGTTTTTACAACAGGACCCTTTTCAGGTTCTATTGTAACTTCTAGTTATTCAAATGGAACTAATTTATTTGGCCCCGTTATTGATTTTACACAACTATTTGTATCAGGGGTATTAGATATAATAACATTATGTAATACTAATTCATATTATAGATATTATCAAGATATATCTTCATGTCTTCCTCCAACAGCGTGTCTTACTCCTACTATATTAAGTATTGCACGTCAAAGTTGTATAGAAAATACTGCACCAGCATATACAGTGAATTTTAATTCTGCATCAGTATCGGCTAGTTATACTATAATTAATTATTCATTTTCTCCTACTTTTGCATCTAATTGGACTAAAATTAGTACAAATTCTATAAATAATAGTACTATATCATTTAATACTTCTACTGATTCTGGGATAATATCATCCCCTGATAATACAGTTTACATTAGAGCATATAATAGTTGTAGTAATGGAGCGACTTCTTCTTGGAGTGATACTTTATCATATCAATGCTTTGACTATGTTGAACAAACATATTTACCTATTACAGTAGAATTCAAAAATAACTCAGGACAAACTGTTATATATGAATATAAATCTATAGAATACTCAGTATTAAATAATAATACTACATCATTTTCAGTTGATGATGAATTTAATATTGATTTAAATTTTAGTATTATAGGAAACAACTTTTATACCGGAGAAGTAAATGAATATTCATATTATTATTATAATATGATAGTATCAAGTAGTGATGCAGTTAATGGTAATATTTCTACTATAGTAACTCCTCAAATATATGTTATACCTACTGAGCCTACTTTAATTAATATAGACTATAACCCAGCAACAAGTGTCCCTTTTAATTCAGATGGATTAACTGCTACAACTACTGATGTGAGTGTTAGTATTGATAGAAGTCAATATTTATCAGCTGCTACTATAAAATTAAATATTTCTATATAATGATAACGCAAGACCCAAATGCAACTTTAAGTTTTAAAAATGAACATATCATTTATGAACAAGAAATACGTTGTAAAGTAGGAGAGAATGATTTTAATATGTCTACAAATCCTACTATATCAACTGATAACTCAGGCTCATTAAGGGATTTTGCTACAGGTTCAATTTTTGCTCCTTATGTTACAACAATAGGACTTTATAATAATAGAAATGAATTATTAGTAGTAGCTAAATTAGCTCAACCTATTCCTCTTTCTTCAACAACAGATACAGTTTTTGTAGTTAAGTATGATTTATAAAATTATTTAGATTGCATATTGCAATCCACAATATAAAACAAAAATATGTGGTTATATAAAAATAAAGAAATAAAAGAGTTAACTGACATGCCTGAAAATACCTTTGGCTATATCTATGAAATAACTCATTTACCAACAGGTAGAAAATACCTAGGTAAAAAACAATTAATATCAGTTCAAAAGAAAGCTTTAGGTAAAAAAGAATTAGCTTTAATTACTGATAAAAGATCTTCTAAGAAAAAAACAATTATTAAAGAAACTGATTGGAAAACCTACTATGGGTCACAAGAAGATGTAAAACAATTAGTTAAAGATAGTGACCCTAAAGACTTTAAACGAGAGATACTTATGTTTGTTTCTAATAAAAAATTATTAACTTACTATGAAGATAAATACCTTTACATAAATGAAGTAATAGAACCAGGTTCAAATTACTTCAATAGTAATGTTTCTGGTAGATTTTTTAAGAAAGATTTCATATAATATATTTGGCTCCCATAGGGAGTCTTATTACCTTACCCCAAAAAAATAATAATATGAAAAAATTTGGTCTTTTCAATAAAAATTCTAATGAATCTATAAATCAAATAAGATTTAATTCTTTAGCTGAAGCTATTTTATTCTTTGCACAACAAAAAAGATTAATGATAAATGCTTTTAATGATTTATTTGATGTAAGAGAAATATAAAATAAAATAAAGGTTATGGTAAACGGAATTTTATTAGGTCTATTACAATCTGTAATAGGAAAAGGTACTGTTACTTCAAGAGGTAATTATGCTTTTCACTGCCCTTTTTGCAAACATAGAAAACCCAAATTAGAAATTAATTTAATACCAACAACTAAGAATGAAAATCCTTGGCATTGTTGGGCATGTGACGCTAAGGGAAAAACAATTTCAACTTTATTTAAAGGATTAAAAGTAGAAGGAAATAAATATACTGAATTAAATTCCATATTAGGTACAACTTATAAAACCGATAGAATTGAACTTAATAATAATATCGATTTACCTAAAGAATACTTACCTTTATACAATATATCTAAATCAAATATAACGGCGAGACAAGCCCTAGCTTATCTTAAAAAACGTCATATTAGCTCAATTGATATATTAAAATATCAAATTGGTTATTGTGAATATGGACCTTACTCAAATAAAATAATTATCCCTAATTATAATTCAGAAGGTAAATTAGATTATTTTATAGCACGTTCATTTGAAGAAGACCCATTTAAAAAATACGATGCTCCATCAGCTGATAAAAATAATATAATTGGGTTTGAAAACCTTATTAATTGGAATTTACCTGTAATTCTATGTGAAGGGGCATTTGATGCTATAGCTATTAAACGTAATGCTATACCTTTATATGGAAAAACCCTATCTAAAAAATTAACAAAAAGGTTATTAAATAATGATATTAAAGATATCTATTTAGCCTTAGACAGTGATGCTTTAAAAAGCACACTTAAAATTGCCGGAGATATACTCCAATCAGGAAAAACATTACATGTAATTAAATTAGATAGTAAAGACCCAAGTGATATGGGTTTTGAACATTTTACTCATTTAATACAACAATCACAAGAATTTACTTTTTCTGATCTATTTTCACTTAAATTATCTATTTAAATTATGAGCTACGAAAGAGTACTAAAAATTTCAGATGACCATCTTCAAATCACTCTCCCCGATTCTAGATTTTACCAAAGAAATGGTGAGTATTATCCATCAATTACACATGTTTTATCTTCATACCCTAAGGGTAAACATTTTGAAGACTGGTTAAAGAAAGTAGGATATTCATCAGAATATATTGTTAAAAAAGCTGCTGAAGAGGGTACTCAAACTCACCAATTATGTGAAGATTATTTAAATGGTAAAGAATGCACATTTCTAGATCAATACAACAAACCTAAATTCATACCTGAAGTATGGAAAATGTTTATAAAGTTTGTTGAGTTTTGGGAAACCTATAAACCTAAATTAATTGAAACTGAAGTACATTTATTTTCAGATGAAATTAAAGTAGCAGGTACTTGTGATTTAGTAGTCGAAATTGAAGATGAATTGTGGGTTATAGATTTAAAAACATCAAACCATTTACAAACTACTTATGATTTACAAACAGCTATTTATAGTAAATGTTATGAAGAAGATTTTGAGAAAAAAGTAAATAGAAGAGGTGTTTTATGGTTAAAATCATCTAAACGTGGTATAGACAAATCCGGTAAGAAAATGCAAGGTAAAGGTTGGGAAATAGTTGAATCTGATAGAACCCAAGATGAAGATTTAGAAATTTTTAAATGTGTTAAAACTTTATTTGATTTAGAAAATCCTAATCCTAAACCCCATATTGAAGAACTAAAAACCGTGATTAAAAGGGAAGTATAAATATTTATATTAATCACATATTTACCTAACTACTATGAGAATAATAAATCCTAAACCAAAAAAACAAAAAATTCCAGTTAAAATAACTAAAGTTGATAAAGATGCCTTTGAATATAGAGGAGGACCTATATTACATGAAGGATTTACTCCTCAAAAAGCTCCATTAATTAAAAAGTTTGTTGATTATACTTGTAGTAGATTAAATATAGATGAACCTAATATTATAATAATAAATTCACCTGCTTACTCCCAACAGAATAAAAGTTTTGGAGGTTATATGCCATCTGAACAAAAAATACTTTGTGTAGTACATAATAGAAATATGGCTGATATTTTAAGAACACTAGCTCATGAATTAGTACATCATATGCAAAACGGAAAAGATGAATTAAACCAAGAATCAGGTGGAGATGGTTCACCAACAGAAAATGAAGCTAATGCAATGGCAGGAGTAATAATGAGAGAATTTGGAAGAGAAAACCCAGAAATATTTGAATAGATGATATCAATAAAAGAGTTGTTTAAAGAAGAGTTATCTAAAGCTTACACTATCTATTGTGACATGGATGGGGTACTTTGTGATTTTGAAGCCCGCTTTGAACATTTTACTGGTCTATCACCAGATCAATATAGAGCAAAAGCTCAAAAAGAATACGGTGATAAAAAAGTAGATAAGATGTTTTGGGATGTAATTGATCATCAAGTAGGAATGAGATTTTGGAGAGGAATGCCTTGGATGCCTGAGGGTAAAGCCTTATGGGATTATATAAAACCTTATAAACCTACCTTACTTACAGCACCTTCATATCATAATTCAAGTACAGAAGGTAAAACATCATGGGTTGAAGACCATATATCAGGAACACCAATAATATTTAAACAAGCTAAACAAAAAGCAGATTTAGCAGGCCCAAATAAAATTCTTATAGATGATCGGGAAGATACTATTATGAGTTGGAAAGCTAAAAATGGTATTGGAATCTTATATAAAAACACAGAACAAGCCATAAACGAATTAAAACAATTAGGAATATAAGTTATGTCAACACAATTAAATAGAGAATTCTCTGAAAGAGATATTCAAAGAATGCGTAACATCATTGGTAAAAAAACTAGTGAGGGAACAAGAATTCAAGCTGGTTATAGTAAAAATCAAATTACTCACACTGAAGGTGATACATGGGAAGAAAACGGTAAAATCTGGACTATTCACAATGGTATTAAACAAACTGTCACCAAACATGATGCTTTAAAAGCCATGGTTGAATTTCCACTTACTTGCCCATGTTGTTCTAAACCAATGAAAAGTAACATATTAAATAGAAAAATGTATAACATACATGGCACCTGTTTTGATTGTGTCATTGAAATGGAAACAAAACTTCGAATAGAAGGTAAATATGATGCTTATGTTAAAGAAATGTTAAATAATAATAAAAATACTTCTTTAGATGACGCTGAACAAATGTTTGATGAATATTTTAATAGCAAAAAAGAAACATATGTTACCGAGGCAGGTGACATAGAAAAATGGGATGGTGGTAGCATTGATCCTGAATATATAAAAATGGTCAAAGCAAACATAAAACGTCTAAGAGAAACAGAGATATAAATATTTATACCAAAACCAAACCATGAAAAAATCATTTTTAAAAAACATAATTAAAGAAAGCATAACTGATTATTTATCAGAATTAAATACAATTAATGAAGATCCTAGTGTACCTGAAGATTCAACCGATATGGCTTTGGATATGATGAAAAATGGATTACCTACCCAAACTAAAGAATCATTAACATCCACTCCAGGCATGATGTTTGAGGATAAAGTAACTAAAGATGATAATATTTATTTAGTTAAAAAAGCAATGAATGAGTCTACTGAAAAAGATTTAGTTGAGAAAAAACTATTATTAGATTTAATAGGTGAAGGATTATATGAAGGTGCTTATTTAAATGAAGCACAAGCTATGAATGCTGCTAAAAAATCTCTTAAAGGTAGAGATACGCAAATAAAAGAAAATGTTAAGAAAGGTCAATCTAAAATTGGTGGATTAGAAAAACAAGTAGCTGATTTAAAATCCCAAATGCAAAAATTAATTGATAATCCTGAAATGAGAGGCGAATTATCAAGTTATACTGCTAAATTAGAAAAAACTGAACAAGTATTAATTAAATTAAAATCAGCTTTAGAAAAATCTGCTCCTAAAAAAGAAAAGAAAGAAACCAAAGATGATAAATAATTCTAAAGATAAATTACAATCTTACCTTTATAAGTTAATTAAAGAGGAACTTAAAGATGGTGAAGATGATCAAACTAAAAAATACGCTGAGTATGATATAGTATTGATTCCTGAAAATATTAATAAGGCTATTGAAGCTTTATCTAATGCAAAAAATTATGGACCATACTCCCAAAATCTAAGAGATCCTAAAATAATTGAAAAAGTATTTGGACCTAATACTCCAGCAACTAAAGGTAGAATAGCCAAAGAAACTTGGAATAAATTCTCAGAAACCGAAAAACGTGCTAAAGTATTAGATATTAAATCTAGAGCATCTCAAGATTTTGCTTCAGTTGAAACTCAATTACAACCTCAATTCCAAACTTGGTCTAAAGAAAATGAAGGTGATTTTATTGATTTTTTAATATCACTTCCTGGAGATAAATTACCTATGAATTTTTACGGTAAGTATGGTGCTAATTTCTTTTTAACTAAGACACCTGAAAATCTTAAAAAATATAGTGGTGTGATGTCTAAAGGTGTTCACTACACTGCTGATGAAGATGAATTAACTTTTCCTCAAAATTGGAACCCATTCAAATCTAAAGATTATCTTAAAAAAGTATTAAAACTTATAATGGATAATGCTGGACTTGAATATGTTTTTTCTGAACAAGAATCAACAGAACAACCTAAAGAAAAAGCAACTAGTATTACCTCACCTGATAGACCAGATCAAATAAATTTTGTTAAAACATTTACTGACGATGAAGGTGTACCTGATGAAGAATTAGCAGCTAAATTCAGAAAATTAATACCAGATGAATTCAAATTTAAAACTAAAGTTGAAAATGGTAAAATTACTGTAAGTGATATATCAGCATCTGATAAAAAAGCTTTAATTAATGCTTCAATTAAATTTCAAGAAAAATATAATAACATCTACGAAAACAAACATACAATGAAAGACCAATTAAAATCCCAATTAACTTCTATGATTAAGGAAGTTCTTTTAGAAAAAAAATTAACTCCTGCTCAACTTAAAAAAAGAAATAAAGAAGCAGAAGTTATTAAAAAGAAAAATCCTAAAATGGATAAAGGTGAAGCTTTTGCAATTGCTACTAAACATTTAAAAGAAGGAGAAGATAATATGTCAATGGACGAACTTATGCAACAATTTGTTGATGCATTAGATATTGAAGATGATAATGAAGCTAATCAAATCATAAAAAATGTTGGCATCGCTATAAAAAATAAAGTAAAAAATAAAATAAAAGGAAAATTTAACCAAGCTGCTAATTATGCTAAAGATAAATTAACTAAATATGCTGATAATTTAGAAGAAAATGTCTAAATCAAGAAAACCAGGTAAACAAAAACCTAACCATGGTAACACAAAGAAAAGACAAAACGTTATCAAAAACAACGAACAAATCTTAGCCAAATACAAATAAAATGGATAAATCAGATTTAAGAAATATAATTAAAGAAACTATAGAACATATCTTCCAAGAAAGTAATGTATCATCTCTTCAAGAGAACATTTTATTGACTGAAGATAAAGTTTCTAAAAATCTTCAATACCATTTAGATAAAGAAATTCCATTACATGAGAATGCTTTTAGATATGGTAC